GAGACAAAGAATGTCCTACATGCGCCAATGACGTATGTGGGTTTTGTAAATGTGACACATGCAAAGGAGAAGAGAAATGAAGGCAAGTGAATTTATATATGTAAAAGAAGCAAAGGTAGAAATGTGTCCAGAAGCATGTTGCGGTAAGCCTATAACGGAATGTAAATGCGGACCAGATTGTAAACATTGTGACTGTTATGAAAAGAATAAAGTAGACGAAGGCAAAAGTCCACATAAAAAAGGTACTGCAAAGTATAAGAAACATATGGCGGCTATGCATGCTGAAGCAGTCACTAACGAAGAAGCAACTGCTGGTGGAACAAGTGCTGGCATGGTGGCTAGTGTATCAAGTGTAGTTGGTGCTAAACGCAACGTAGCTAAGTCAGGAAGGTATGGTGCACCTAAAGCACCACAGAAATTAAATGCAGACGGAACAGCTAAAAACGCACTAGACATGAAAAATAATGTCATGGGCGGCAAAACAATAAAAAGATAAATACTTTGTAACGGAGTTTAATGATGAGAAATAATGAAATAACTGAAGGTTTAGGCGAACTAGCTGACGGTATAGAACGTGATCATGAAGTACAGATGGCACGTGCCGAACTATATAAAATGGCAAAGTACACAGTACACTTGCATAAAATGCTTTCGAACGTAAGTGAAGAAGAAGGCTTAGAAGGTTGGGTTCAATCTAAGATTACTAAAGCCGCTGACATGATTGGCAGTGTATATCATCATTTAGATTATGAAACAAATGCTCCAGACGCAATGGCAGAAGGTAAAGAAAAAGAAACGGACGAAGGTAATGCATACAGCGGTGCAGTAGCTAAAGCTAAAATGAATGGCAAGAAAAAAGGCGACAAAGTAAAAGGTCCTGATGGTGATGAAATCACACTAGAAGAAAAGACTCCAAAGAAAATGGACGTTACTGACGCTGATAAAAAAGCAAACTCGCCGGCTTATCAACAAATGAAAAAAGGTAATCCTCGCTACAACGACAAAACTACACGAAAACTTCCAGAACGTGGACAACGTGCTAAGAAAAGCAAAAAGTATACTTCAGAGTCATACAATGCAACGTTACAAGCAAACTTAGCCGCTCTAATAACCAAATAACAAAATACTCATAAATTAATAAAAACACTTGACTTTTCGTTAAGTAGCTAGTATAATAACATATACTTACTACTTAACGGAGAAGCAATATGAGTGATCGTACCTATGGTGCAGAAGAAAAAGCAAAGCTAGAACGTCTTGTTAACGAAGGCATTACAGTACTGCAAGAGGTTGAAGACCTTCAAATGGGTTTGAAAGAAACTGTTAAGGCAGTTGCTGAAGAACTTGACATTAAACCAAGTTTAATCAACAAAGCAATTAAGATTGGCCAGAAAGGTGATTGGTCTCGTGTATATGACGAGTTTGATGATCTTGAAACACTTGTTACTACAGTGGGCCGCGATAAATGATCCAAAAAGTTATCTCTTTCTATAGGAAGATTATAGCTTACTTTGGCGAAACATATCGATTATCTCCAGTCATATTTTATGCTGAAGCAATCGAACTTGTTTTGCTTGTAGGTGCAAGCATTGTCCTAACTGTGACAGTGCTTGACCCTGCTACACAGTGGTTTATTCCATTGTACTTAGTTGGAAGTCTATTTGGTCTTACAAGTGCAATACTACGCAGAGCAGGATTTGTTATATTACTATGTGGATGGTTTTCTATAATGAATACAATATCATTAGCAAGACTAATAATTGACGCACTATGAAGATCTTAGTAGCAGGTGATAGTTTTGCGGCAGAATGGCCCGGCGATGATGGCTGGGTCAAATTGCTTGCACACTCGCACGAAGTTACTAACGTTGCACAAGCAGGGTGCGGTGAATACAAAATATTTAAACAAATACAAAAAGCAAACTTAGACGAGTACGACTGTGTTATTGTAAGTCATACTAGTCCTAGTAGGGTGCATACACCTAATCATCCTTTACATAAACAAGGCTTACATAAAGACTGCGATCTATTGTGGAATGATATCGATAGAACAACATTTTTTAATTCTAGTTTATCTGCGGCTAAAGGATACTTTCGGTATCACTATGACGATCAATACCAATGCGACATGTATGCATTAGTACGCCAACAAATTAATACACTATTAACAAATAAACAATACATTAGCATATCACATGTTGAAGTTGCTAGGTTATTTGTTGTTGAAGATACACATATTGACTTTAGTGAGTTTTGGGACGAACACCGCGGCATTCAAAATCACTATAGCACAACAGGCAATCAGAAGTTACACCAAATAATCATTGACAATGTTAAATAAGTTTGTTATAATAATAACATCACGCTGTATAATCGGCATGTAGACGGTACGTTGGCCAGAAGCAACGAAGGAGCATAATGAGTTACGTAGACGCAATGATGGACCGCGATCAAGACATGATCCGGGTAGTAGAACGCAAAGACGGTAAGAGAACTTATCGCGAATATCAAGCAAAATATACATTTTATTATAAAGACCAACGGGGCAAGTACAAAAGCGTATACGGTGATCCATTAAGTCGCATTGTGTGTAAGAGCACAAAAGACTTCCGCAAAGAAGTTGCTATTAACAGAGACAAAACACTGTTTGAAAGTGACATTAATCCTATTTTCCAGTGTTTAAGTGAAAACTATCTTAACCAAGAAGCTCCAAAACTAAACATTGCTTTCTTTGACATTGAAACTGACTTTGATCCAGAGCGAGGCTTTGCTGATCCTAGTGATCCGTTCATGCCTATTACTTCTATCTCTGTATACTTACAGTGGCTCGACACTATGATATGCATTGCTGTTCCTCCTAAGACACTTACTATGGAAGAAGCAAGGGCAGAGCTTGTAGGTATTGACAATGTAATGTTGTTTGAGAAAGAAGGTGACATGATTGACACTTTCTTAACCCTAATTGAAGACAGTGACGTACTTAGTGGTTGGAACAGTGAAGGATATGATATTCCGTACACTGTAAACCGTACTAAGCGTGTACTAAGCAAAGATGACACACGTAGATTCTGCTTGTGGGGCCAATTACCTAAAGAACGCGAGTATGAAAAGTTTGGTAAGACTAGTAAGACGTTTGATTTAGTTGGGCGTGTACACTTAGACAGTTTAAACTTGTATCGTAAGTACACATACGAAGAGCGTCACACATATCGACTGGATGCAATTGGTGAAATCGAAGTAGGTGAAAACAAAGTTCCGTATGAAGGAACACTTGACGCACTTTATAACAATGACTTCCGAAAGTTTATTGAATATAACATTCAGGATACTGCACTACTTGACAAACTAGACAAGAAGCTTCGCTTTATTGATCTAAGCAACGAACTAGCACATGCTAATACTGTTATGCTACAAACTACAATGGGTGCTGTTGCTGTTACAGAACAAGCTATTGTTAACGAAGCACATCACAGAGGATTGCAAGTTCCTAATCGTAAAAAGCGTGATGAAGATGCTACACAAGCAGCCGGTGCGTATGTTGCGTATCCAAAGAAAGGCTTACACAAGTGGGTAGCTTCAATGGATTTGAATTCACTGTATCCTTCAGTGATTCGTGCATTAAACATGGCGCCAGAAACTGTTATTGGACAAATACGTCCAGAGATTAGTGATGATCGTGTACACACTGACATGTTCTTAAAGAAGAAGAGCTTTGCTGGCAGTTGGGAAGGACGCTTTAGTACAGAAGAATACGAAGCAGTTATGGAGCAACGTAAGGACATTGCACTTAATGTTGATTTCGAAACAGGTGAGACTGTAGTAATGAGCGGTGCTGAAATGCACAAGCTAATATTTGACAGTAACCGGCCTTGGGTACTTAGTGCTAATGGTACTATCTTTACTACAGAATTTGAAGGTGTTATTCCAGGTATCCTAAAGCGTTGGTACAGTGAACGTAAAGAGCTACAATCAAAGCTAAAGAAGGCACAAGCCGCAGGTAACAAAGTTGAGATTGAGTATTGGGATAAACGACAGCTAGTTAAGAAGATTAACTTGAACAGTTTGTATGGTGCTATTCTTAATCCAGGTTGTAGATTCTTTGATAAACGTATTGGACAATCAACAACACTTACAGGACGTACAATTGTTAAGCACATGAGTGCAGAAGTTAACAAAGTTATTACAGGTACATACGATCACGTAGGTGAAGCAATGATCTATGGTGATACTGACTCTTGTTACTTTAGTGCGTATCCGACATTAAAGGAAGACATTGATTCTGGTAAGATTCCTTGGAGCAAGGACAATGTAATTACACTTTACGACCAAGTTTGTGAAGCGGCTAATACTACATTTCCAGAGATGATGGCTACATCATTCCATTGTCCAAAGAGTCGTAGTGATGTTATTGCGGCAGCAAGAGAGATTGTTGCAGAAAGTGGTCTATATATTACTAAGAAGCGTTATGCGGCACTAGTATATGACATTGAAGGTTATAGAACAGACACAGACGGTAAACAAGGTAAAGTAAAAGCAATGGGCTTAGACTTGCGTAGGTCAGATACACCTGTGTTTATGCAAGAGTTCCTAAGCGAGCTATTACTTATGGTACTTACTGATAAGCCGCGTACTGATGTACTTGAGCGTATTACAGAGTTTCGTCAACAGTTCCATGAGCGGCCGGGTTGGGAGAAAGGTTCACCTAAACGTGCAAACAAAGTTGGACACTATCGCCGCTTAGAAGAGAAGCAAGGTAAAGCTAACATGCCCGGACACGTTCGAGCAAGTATTAACTGGAATACACTACGTCGAATGAACGGCGACAAGTATTCTGAAGAAGTTGTAGACGGTATGAAAGTTATTGTTTGCAAACTAAAACCTAATCCATTAGGATATACAAGCGTAGCGTATCCAACAGACGTAATGCGGTTGCCAGAATGGTTTAAAGAACTTCCGTTTGACGATGCGGCTATGGCAGAAACTATTATTGATAATAAACTAGATAACTTGATTGGTGTGCTAGACTATCCATTAGAGGATACTAAGCGACACAACACGTTTACTAGCTTGTTTGATTTTGGAGAGTAATATGTATTGGGGGACAGGAGTAGCAGAATCTAATACACAATGCGATACCTGTCGCATAGCAGTAAGCACCGACGGTATTGAAGTAGACGCTAGTACAGGTAACATAGCACTTGAAGCAGGTATAGTAGTAGGAATACTTATCTTAGTAAGTGTAATGTACATTGGAAAAAAGTGGATAGATAAGAAATTTAAGGACTAATATGAAAATAAAAATAGAAGTAGAAATTGACACTGAGAGTGAACAAGACCTAAATACTATTGAAGAAATTGTTGAGAAGTTGCAAGATTTAGCAGAAATATTTCATACAACTGATTGACAAAAACCTAAATATATAGTATAATGTAATGTGTAAGACGGAGAACTTGTATGCGAGTAACTATTAATGATATTGGTGGAACAGTTGCAAAAGAAGACGAACGGTATGTTGTTAAAGATAACCCACTTCTTAACAACCTAGTAGTAAGTAGCACACGACTGCAACCACGCAAAGCAACATCAGGACACAGTCATCCAGGCCAAGAAGAAGTATATTACTTTATTGAAGGTATTGGTAAAATGGAACTTGGTAACGATACAATTAAAGTACAACCAGGAGATGTTGTACTAATTGAAGATGGAGTATTCCATCGTGTACATGCAGGCATGTACGAAGAAATGTATTTTGTATGCGTGTTTGATGGTAAGAGGAATCACAAATGAAAGTAGGATTTACAGCATCTACGTTTGATTTACTTCACGCAGGTCATGTACTAATGTTACGTGAAGCAAAGGAACAGTGTGACCATTTAATTGTAGGGTTACAAGTTGACCCTACTGTAGATAGGAAAGAAAAGAACGCTCCTATACAAACTATTGTCGAACGTTACGCACAACTTAAAGCAGTTGGGTATGTTGATGAAATTATCCCGTACGGTACAGAACATGACTTGGAAGATATTTTAGAAATGTATCCAATTGATGTACGAATACTAGGCGAAGAATATAGAGACAAGGACTTTACAGGTAAAGATATATGTCATAAGCGTTCAATTAAACTGCACTTTAATAAACGCGATCACCGTTTTAGTACAAGTGATCTTAGAAGGAGAATAAATGAATAATCATATTTTTACAAGCGAATCAGTAAGTGACGGACACCCAGATAAGGTAGCAGATCAAATATCTGATGCGCTTGTTGATGCTGGGTTAGCCGCTGGCGATACAACAACACGAGTAGCAGTTGAAACACTAGTAACTACTAACATGGTCACACTTGCAGGCGAAGTTAAAAACTTTAATGTAACTAGAGCAGCCGTAGAACACATTGTACGCAACAAAGTTAAAGAGATTGGCTACGAACAAGAAGGGTTTCATTGGAATAAGTTAAAAGTCTATAATGAAATACATGAACAGAGTGCAGACATTGCACTAGGTACAGACGACTTTGGTGCAGGTGATCAAGGACTTATGTTTGGTTATGCTTGCAATCATACACCAAGTATGATGCCTGCGCCTATTCATTACAGTCACAAGATACTAGAAAATTTAAAAACAAAGCGCGGAAATGTATTAGGACCTGATGCTAAATCACAAGTAAGTGTAGAGTACAATGGTGCAAGACGTGAAGGTGTTATCAAACGCATTGATCAAATTGTAGTTAGTACACAACACACAGAAGGCTGTATAGAAGAAGCAAGACATTTGTGTAAACTTGCGGCAATGGAAGAACTAGGAGACTTAATTGATAGCGATACTGTATGGCATCTTAATCCTACTGGCAATTTTGTTATTGGTGGTCCTGATGGTGACACCGGACTTACTGGGAGAAAGATTATTGTCGATACTTATGGGGGGTTTGCTCCTCATGGGGGCGGTGCTTTTAGTGGCAAAGATCCTACTAAAGTAGATCGTAGTGCGGCTTATATGGCAAGATGGCTTGCT